GCTATTCCAAAGCTTCGTATGCTTATGTCTCCCATTAGCGGAGTACGAGCCACAATGCAAAAACTATCAGACACAGGGGGCGTTATCCTTGAGTCTATGGGTACAGGTGGTTCTCCAGGAAGAACAGCGACTGACATAAAAGCAAGCCTTGAGCTTGGTTACACAGAGTTTGCAATAGGCGTTAAGCAAAAAGCTGTTGACTTGGTTGCCAAGATAGGCGGTAATTCGAGCCGTGCGGGAGTTACGCTTCAGGAAGCCAAGACCGACGCACTAAGGTTTGTGGAAGATGTAGGAAAGGTCGTCACAGGCGAACAGCGTCAGAAGATATACATTAAGGACGAGGGCCACTTAGAAGAAGAAGAGATCGCTGCGTTAGTTCGTATGACAGCAATGCGATACAACGAGGCTAACCCTGTCTCAAAGCTGAATGTAGATAAGCTTGAGGCACGGTTTGGTGTCGATAACACTAAGACCATCTTGGCTGCGGCAAAGGATATGGCTGATGATGTACACGCCTATAACAAAAAGATGGAACAGTTCCTACGCGACACGCTTGAGGTTCCTGAAAAGCAACTATTAGGCAAAGATTATGTCATGGCTCACATCTATATTAGGGACGCTGTGGCTGCTGATCGTGCGGGCTTTGAAGAGATACTGCTTCGTAAGTTTCTGGATGATCCAACGGAAGAATTCCTAAACGACATTGACGGCTTTGGTGGGGCCATCACGCCTGACGAGTTTGCAGCTCTAGGCAAACAAGACATCACCATCAACGGTGTTGACTACACCACCAAGACAGGACTGGCAGCAAAGGTTGATATTCTTGAGTCTTGGTCTGGAGACGTGTACGAGCGTGCTCTTCTAGAAGCTGAGATCAATCTGGATATTGCTCTTCAGGTCGCTAAGGACTCGAAGAGGGAAGCTATTCTAGCTGCTCGTGACGCTAGGAAAACAGACACCGAGATTAAAAACGGGTCTATCAAGGAAGCTGTTGATATAAAAGAGCTACGCCTTAAAGACATAGAAGGCAAAAAACTAGAGAGGGCGGAAGCCAAACGAAAAGAACAAGAGCTAGATACTGAAATAAGAATCTTAGAAGACGAACAAAATGTAAGGTTCAACCAGTTTCTCGACACTAACACACAAGCTAAAGGCTTTAGAGATAAACTAAAGAGCGCACAAGCTTACGAAGAAAAGATTAAAAAGTGGGAAGGCTACTTTGACGACGTTTCTGAAGCATTTGACGAAATGTTTAATGCACAGAAACTTACAAGACAGGCCGCAGACGAACTTGAAACACAGCCTCTAAAGATGGCGCAGGCTGAACAAGCGCTAAAGAAACCTAGAAGCGAAGTGCTTGCGAAGCTTAGAAAACGAAAGGCATCTCTTGATCAAAAAGCTAAAGAGATCGATGTCGAACTAAGCAGGCTAACGGACAGGGTCGAAGAGCTTACGGATCGTATAGACATACACCAAGCTAACTTAGAAAACCTTAAGGCCAAACGCAAAGCATTGACCGCCCGTCGCAAAGAGACAACGCGCCAAGCTGGTAAAGACAAGACCGCTGCGAAGAAGGCCAAAAAGATCGCACGGGCCAAAGGTAAAGACGCGCCTGTCCACGAGTACGTTAAGCGCCTTGTGTCAGACATTGCGTCAGGCAATCGTCTCCCAGGGTCTATCGACGCCGTAGAGTCCTCCATGAGCAACCGCTTGAAGAAGCGTCAGATCACATGGACCAACGACGAGTTGGACGAGTTGTTCGAGAGAGGCTTTATGAGCGACGACTTGTTTGGAACAATGGATGTTGCCAACAGAGAACTGTCGGCACTGATAGGCCTTAAGCAGACTTTTGGAACCACAGATACCATTAAGATCGTGAACGACGCTGTTGAGGCTGTGAACGAAAAGATCAGAGATCCTAACATCAGTGATCGATACAAGCGTCAGCTACAGACACACGCTGATGACGTTAGAGAATCTATGACTGGTATGCTGGACGAGTACATGGGCCGTGCGGGTCCAAAGCCCACAGACAACAACTTGGTAAACACGTTGGCTTGGTCTGCTGATAAACTTAGGAAGTGGGCATTCGGCGTCTATGGTCCAGGGTTTATGATTGGGTCTTTTACTGACCTTGCCCAGAAAGCTTTGGTCAACGGGTTCCACGCTGACAGCGCTTTGTTAATGCGTAATGTTGCGGACACGTTCAAAGGCTTGCCCAAGTCTGAGTTAAAAATCATTGTGGCCCACTTAGAAAACATGATGCAGAATAACAGAGCGCTTTCTTTAGCTAACATTGAACAAGAGCGTATGCCGGGTGCTTTAGGACAACAAGGAAGCCGTACCTACGCTGCTACTGGTCTAGTGTCACGAGCAGCTAACAGTCTTACTAACAGTGTGTCCATCTGGTCTGGTATGCAGTGGTGGAACACACGCGGCAAGCTAACAGCGCTAAACGCCATGCAACACCACTTGGTCAAAGACATAGGTGACTACGAGGCTGTATTGGCAAAGGCTACTGCCGGAGACCTGAAGGCACAAAAGCTTATTGCCAAGTACGCAAGTTTTGACTTAGGCCGTGAGAACATGGCTCTTATCAAGAAGATGATAGACAAGTACCCACCTGTGAACAACAAGGGTGTGTTTGAACTAGATTGGCATCGTTGGCACCAATCGGGACCAGAAGGCGATGAGGCCGTAAAGAGCCTTACAGCCGCTATGATGCGTAATGCTAACCAGGCGATTACGACTCCGGGCCTTGGCGAGAAGCCTTTGTTCATGAGTAACCCTGTGTACAAGACCATCTTCCAGTTCCAGACCTTTGGGTTCGTTTCGGTCCCTAAGACCATATTGCCTGCCATACAGCGCGGAATGAACTACAAAGACGCAGAGATTCTTCTGTACATGAGCTATGTGTCTGCCCTTGGAAGCATGGTTCTTGTTGCCAAAGATCTCATTAGAGACGGTGAGGTCAAAGAGCGTACTGAAACCGAATGGGCCTATGACATCTTTGACCGCGCAGGTTTTACAAACTACCTGAGCCAACCAACAGCAGCTGTGTGGGCAGCTGTAACCAGTATGGCTGGATACCCAAGCACACCTGGGCGTTATGGAAATGCTCCTATATCAGGCCTATTAGGTGGCCCAGGGTTAGGTGTAGCAGACAGGCTGGCCACAGGAGTACGAGGAGCTTTCGAAGGGGATATAAACAAGGCTGCTGATAACCTTAGGAAAGTGCTTCCTTATAGACAACTGTTTGACGTTATCTCACAAATAGCAGAGGAGTAGAACTAATGCCATACGCAAAAGATAGCTATACAGGCGACAGTTCTACGACGGACTTTGTCATCACGTTCCCTTACATCGAAGCGTCTCATGTGGTCGTTAAGGTCGATGGTATCACTAAGACAAACCCAGACGACTACACGTTCACCACAGACCCACAGAAGATCAGGTTCTCTACAGCACCAGCTAGTGGTGCCATTGTTCTTCTAGTTAGGTCTACGTCTCAAACAGCACGTCTTGTGGACTACCAGAGCGGTGCGGTTCTCAGTGAAGAGATCTTAGATAACGATAGCCTGCAAGCTTTCTATCTGTCTCAGGAAGTGTGGGACATCGCAGAGGAAGGATCTATTGCTGTTGGAACCACGACAACAAGCGCTGCTGGCGGAAATGCTTCTGTTGTTAACGCTGGTACTGCTGCAAACGCTATCTTGAACTTCACGATACCTCGTGGGCCTACAGGGCCTACCGGCCTCACAGGTGCCACTGGACCAGCAGGTACTAATGGTACTAATGGTACTAATGGTGCTGATGGTGCCGACGGCGCTGATGGCGCTGATGGTATCTTTTCGACTATTGCCTCACAAGCTGAAGCAGAGGCAGGAACAAACAACACTAAAGGCATGACGCCCCTGCGAGTTAAACAAGCAGCTTTCCCTGCTGTAAGCGCAGCCGCAAACGGTTACATAGAGCTGGGCGGTGGAATCTTAATGCAATGGGGATACAAAGCTGACACTGGGGCAGCAATGCAAATAAATTATCCAATTTCGTTTAGCAGCGCTGTGTATTCCATCCAGTTCTCTATGGTGCGTAACGGCGCTAACTATCAGAATATTACGGTTGATACCGATTACGCCACAAGCTTAGATCACTTCGATATAACGTGGGACTCAGCGGCTGACGGTATTCTTTGGTTTGCAATAGGAGTTTAAGGCATGGCATATTCACGCGACGTATACACGGCATCTGGATCTACAGATCTTTTTGACGTGACGTTTCCCTATCTGTCTCAGAGCCACATTAAGGTCTATGTAGACAGCACGCTGGATGCTTCTATTGTTTGGGTCTCAGGCTCACGAGTTCAACTGTCTGCTACTCCATCGGCAGGCGCTAATGTTGTTATCCAGCGAGAAACATCACCGGCCCAACGTCTTGTTGATTACCAATCAGGCGGTGTGCTTAGCGAAGAGATCCTAGATGACGATAGCCTTCAGGCTTTCTATCTGTCTCAGGAATCTTTAGACGTTTCGACACAAGAGACCCAAAGGTTCCTTGATCCTAAGACCTCTGCGCCTTCTGTACGAGACGACGGTACTGCGTTGGTTACGGGTGACTTCTACTATAATACGACCGACACCACGACTTATGTTTGGTCGGGATCTGCTTGGCAGAGTTCTATTGGTGCTACTGGTCCCACAGGCCCTACGGGTGCTACTGGTCCCACAGGCCCAACTGGTCCTCAAGGATCTACTGGTGCTGCTGGTTCAGACGGGTCTGATGGTGCAGCCGCTACGGTAACTGTATCTTCTACAAGCACAGGCC